TATTTCCAAATCAACATATATGGGTAGTTGCCCCAACCTACGGATTAACCGAAAAAATCTATAATTATTTATCACAATGGCTTGCTAAAGGATTTTCAAATGATGTAAAAAAAGGGTTGATTACATTATCAGATAGACGGGGGGAAAGTAAAATTGTTAATAAATTAACAAATTCTTGGATTGAATTTAAAAGTGCTGACCCAAATTCATTACCATCATTGTTAGGTGAAGAATTAGATTTAGTTATTATTGATGAAGCCCCGAGAGTTCCGAGAATTGCTTGGGAATCATATATTTATCAAAGATTAACATCGAGAAATGGAAAAGCGATTTTTATTGGAACACCAAAAGGAAAGGGCTGGTTCTATGAAGAATTTGTTAAAGGACAAGACCCAAAAATAAAAGATAATGTTTCATTTACTTTTACATCAAAAGATAATCCTTATTGGGGTCGTCCCAAGAGTTCACCTGAAAAAGAATGGGAAAAAGCCAAAAATAAATTACCAGAAAGGATATTTTTACAAGAACATGTTGCTAAATTTATTGAAGATGCAAGTCAAGTTTTTAGAGGGGTTAGAAAAATAATAAGTGAAAAATGCTTAAAAGATGTTCATTTTGGTCATTATTATGTAATGGGAGTAGATTTAGGGAAATATGAAGATTTTACGGTTCTTACGGTTATTGATAGAAATACACACGAAATCGTTGCTTGGGAAAGATTTAATAAAATTGATTATCCTCTCCAAAGAAAAAGAATTGAAGCTTTAGCTAAAAGATATAATAATGCTCGGATAATTATTGATAGCACTGGTGTTGGAGACCCAATAACAGAAGATTTAAAAAGAATGGGTTTGATAGTTGATGATTTCAAATTTAGCAATACATCGAAAAAGAATTTGATTGAAAAACTGGCAATGTATATTGAAAGGAAATTGATAACAATTCCCAATATTGAAGTTTTAATAAATGAATTAGAAAGTTTTGGATATGTTTATACTCGTTCTGGGAAAATAATATATTCTGCCCCAGAAGGATTATATGATGATTGCGTCATTTCCCTTGCTTTAGCTGTTTGGGGATTAATGAAAGACAAACCTCCTGCTAAAAGCAGTATTGAAATAGCATTGGAAAAAAGGTCGAAACCAAAAATCGTTTCAGATATATAAAATTATGGCAAGAAAATGGATACAAAAAGCAATTAAAAGAAAGGGTAGAACCAAAAAATATATTCGTAGAAAATATGGAAAAAAGGCTTTTACTAAAAAAGGAACAATTAAGAAAAGTTATATCCGAAGAGCATTAAAAACTGCTAAAGGTAAATCATTAAAATCTGCTCTTAGATTAGCATTAAGATTACCTAAATATAGACGAAAAAGAAAATAGAAAGGTCGTTTAACCTAAAAAAGTAGAAATATGGCTTATATAGACCAAATCAATTTTGATTCAGACCAAGCATTACTTAGCGGAAATAAAATAAGTTCAATTACTGATACAGTGGCTATTATAACCACTACTTCTTCTATTGTGTTAGCTACTGATACCAATAGAAAATACGCTCGTTTTCAGAATGATAGTGATACAACTATTTATCTTGCTCACGGAACAACTGCTACAGTAAACAAAGGAATTAGATTAAACGCTAATGGTGGTGAATATGAAATTAACTTAAATAATCGTTATACAGGTGCGATATCAGCTGTTAGTTCAGCTACTAATAAAAAACTTTTGATTTCTTACTCATAATAAATGCCTTTTAAAAAAATCACAAAAGGAAAAAATAAAGGAAAATACCGAAGCCCAAGCGGTAGAATATATACTTGGCGACAAGTCAAAGCATATTATGCTACTGGGGGCTTCAAAAGAAAACCTCGTAAAAAAGGTCGCAAAAAGCGAAGATAAAAATGGCAGAAAACTCAATTCTTGAGACAGTTAAATCATATATAGAAAATTTTAAGAGAACTCCTCTTGATTTTGCTCCATCTTATGCTCCAACTCAAAAAGATATTATTGAGTTGGTTGATTATTACTGGGTTTCAAAATTCCGAGATAGTCAATATGATGAATTAGGATTTTTGAAACCTTTTTATAATATAGTGGTAAATCCGACAGAAGTTGCTGCCAAGATGATTGATTTGGATACCAAAGATATTAGGATAATCGCCGAAGATGGACAAAGCTATTATCCTGCTTGGTTATTTGGAAAAGAATTGAAAATCTGGATGAAGGAAAAGAATTTTGGAAAGCTGTTAAACCAGATTATATTAAATCTTCCTAAATACGGCTCAATAGTTCTTAAAAAAGTTGGTGATGATATTCAATTAGTTCCTTTACAGAATTTGGTTAATAACCCAACCGCTAAAAGATTAACTGATGACCTGATAATTGAAATTCACGAAGAAACCATTGATAGATTTAAGCAATTAGCCAAAAAGCACGATTGGGATAAATCAATAATTGAAAACATTGTTGATGGTGCTGAAGATGAGACAATTACTTATTATGAGGTTTATGGAGATTTAGATTATGATGAGAACTATTTTATCATATCCGATAAAGGAGAGGTGATTTATGCTGACAAGAGAGATTGCCCATATAAAGAATTACATTGGGACAAGATTGATGGAAGGTGGCTTGGTAGAGGACAGGTTGAAAGGTTTTTTGAAGCCCAAATTCAAACTAACAGAATAGAAAAATATAAATCTACGGCTTTACATTGGACATCTAAAAGAATTTGGCAAACCAGAGATGATACAATTAAAAAGAATTTAATGACCGATGTTAAAACAGGAGACCTATTATTTGTAAATTCCGAGATAACTCCTGTTTCTACCGAAGAAAGAAACTTACACGCCTATGTTGAAGCAGAACAGAGATGGGAAGCATTAGTAGATAAACTTGGGTTTTCTTATGATGTTATTCGTGGTGAAAGAACTCCTGCTGGAACTCCTCTTGGTTCAGCAATTTTACAAACAAGAATGGCTGGTGGTTTCTTTGATTTGAAACGGGAAGAAATCGGGATTTTCTTAAAAGAAGTTATCTTTGATTGGATTATTCCTCAATTTGCCAAAGAAAAGAGAAAGGAACACAAGATAATGTTAGGTGAATTCAATGAAGATGAATTAACCAAATTGAGAAATTTAATTATTACTCATAGAACCAATAGAGAAATTTTAAGATTGATTTCAGAAAAAGGTAGAATTCCGTCGGTTAGAGAATATGAACTGATTAGAAGCGTTGTTAAAGAAAAAGTTTTGAAAGAAAAAGAATTGGTAATTCCAAAAGGATATTATGATGATATTAAATACAAGATTGATGTAGTTATTACCAATGAACAAATTGATGTTGCTACTAAATTGACTACTCTTCAGACAATCTTGACAATAATTGGAACAAACCCAACTATTCTCCAAGACCCAAGAACAAAGAAGGTGTTTTATCAATTATTAGATTTAGCTGGTATTTCTCCTATTCAATTTGAACAAGAAATACCAAGTTTAACTGAAGTTTCAATAGTAGAAGGAGGTAGGATAGCAGAAAGAGGCGGTGGAATTCCTAAAATTCCGCCAATAACTACTCCTACTGCTACTGTTGAAACTACAAGAGTATAATGGAGCTCAAAAAAACAGAAATTCAAATCTTAAAAGTTCACGGAGAGGTTTTAGAGGCAATGTTTAGTAGAAGGATAAATGAATTGAAAGAAGTTTTGTATAAAACCGAACCAGAAGATGGTAAAGAAATAAGAGGAAGAGCAAGAGAGCTTGATTATTGGCGTGGAATTATACGAGAACTTACAAAAGCACCTAAAAAGTCAGAAGTTGATAAAGGAATATAAAGGTCGGGTGGAAGAAAACCACCTTAAAAAATAATCAAATTGGACAGAAAAGTCCTAAAAATCAATTAAAATTATGGGAGAATTAGTTACTGAAGGCGGACAATTTAATCCTGAGGAAAAAAAGTTTTCCGAAGGGGAGAAGGAAACTCCTAAAAACCAAGAGGCTTCGGAAGAGCCTAAAACTTCCGAGGAGAAGGAAACTCCTGAAAAAACCGAAGAGCCAGATAAGGCAGAGCCAGAAAAGGCTGAAGAATCAAAAGAGATTGATGTAAAATCTCTTTTAGCCCAAAAGGAGCATTTTCGAGAGAAGTATCAAAAGGCGAAAGCCGAACTTGATAAACTCAAATCTTCTGGCGTTCAAGCCCCTGTTGACCCTTTGGAAGTTGTAAAACTTGCCAAAGCGTTAGAGGGGTATAACGAAGAAGAAATTGAGTTTATTACCCGAGTTGCTCCTGAAAAAAGTCCTGATGGTATATTAAAAGCCCTTCAGGACGAATGGGTTAAAACAGCTATTGAAGCAAAAAGAGAAAAGGTCGCTAAAGAGAAAAAAGTTCCTGAATCTTCTTCTCCTGCTTCTAAAACTGGAGAAATAACTCCAGAAGAAGCGGCTAAAGATGACCAGAAATGGTTTGACTACTTACAAAAACAAAAGGGGAAAGGAGGTTCGGAACTATAAAAATAAATGGCTCTTGGACAAGATTATACCGTATTTCAAGCTGAAGTATGGACACCTCGTTTCAATGTAGCCTTTGAAAAGAGGCTTCACGGAAAGAAATTCTGCACAGATGTTTCTGACAGATATATTCCTGGAACTTACAAAATTCATATCCCACACATTGGTAATAGCTTTACTGCTTCTTCAGTTGCTACTACCAGTGGTGAGGTAACAGCAACCAATGTTGCTGACACCAGAACAATCTTAACTCTTGACAAGTGGGAAGCAGTTGCCTATGTAATGACTAAATACGAAGCAACTGTTGTGATGAACGATGACAAGATTAAAGACGCATTGGCACAAAAGATGTCATATGCGTTGGCAGATAAGGTTGACCAAGATTTAATCGGTAATTTCAGTTCTTTAACACCTTCAGTTGGTTCAACTGGAAGCTCTCTGGTTGCTACCAATATCGAAAAAGCTATCTCCATTGCTGAATCAAACTCTGTTCCTATTGGGGAATGTAAGTTTGTTTTCAGCCCTAAAGTTTACTGGAGAGATATTGCGGCAATTCAGAAATACTATGACGCTTCTCAAGTTGGAAGACCAACTGAAGTAGCTGGTGGTCAAAGAGGTGGATTGTATGGTGTTCCTGTATTAGTTACCGAGAATGTTCCTGCTGCTACTGGTGCTGGTAGTATTTCTGCTTTGATTCACCCAACTGCAATTGTTTACGCTACTACTCCGATTGGAATTGCAAACAAAGAAGGTGAACACTTAAGAGTGAAGCCAACTGCTGATGTGATTTATGGCTACAAGTTAATGAATGCTAAACGAGGAGTTAAATTGTTATCACAAAGATAATTAAGCTTATCCTTGTGGCTTCTCTGTTCGGGGGTG